AGTCCTGTGATATCTTGACCTTCAAATCTTTGCTCAATCCAAAATAAATTATCAGCATCAATAGCTGATTCTGGTGTTGTTGTAGTCAATTTAAAAGATTTAGAAAAACCAGAAGGTGCATCAGATGCTTGTTCCATTGTTAGTACAGCTTCATCACGACTATTCTGTCCGTATCTAAATCTGTCTAATGTGAAATATCCAGAACTTGCCCCTAACCCAGTTGTTTGTGTTGATCTTTGTGATACGAGCATTGCTCCGTTCTGAACAAAATTTCTATTACCACCACCTACGTTTTCTGTTCCTCTGCTTTGTACTTTTACTAAAGGCATAATCTATTCTCCAATGCTATTTGCATCATCTCTTTGTTTTCTTGTTTTATAATCAGACCTTTTTGTAATCAATGCAACAAAATCTGCTTGGTTGCTTGGTATTGGGTCTGTAAAACTATCATCATTCATTAATATGGTTGTCCATTGTTGTTGCATACGTTTCCAACAATTATTTAATTTTCCATCAATAGCACTTTGAATCCAATCATCAATGCCTTTGTTATCAGTATCATTATATAAATCATTTGATAAAATTTTCTGTTGTAAATCTGTTAATGTTACTGTTTTTTTATGACTTGCCATTTTTATCTCCTTTATGATTGAGTTGTTTCACTCTTGGCTAACAAACTAAATATCCAGAAAAAAATGAGTTAGAATTTATATCTGTTTGTGCAGTTCCACCAGATTGATTTATTCTTACTACAGCAGTATCACTTGCGTCCATATCCACAAGTTGACTTAATGTAAGTGTAAAATAGACATTATCTTGTCCAAAATCTGGGTCTAAAATATTATAATATAATTCATTACTTGTTTGTAATTCTAAGTAATAATAAGCTGATGCTGAGTCTAAAGAAGTTAAATATAAGGAAACATTAAATTGATACCTTCCAGTAACTGGTGCTGTAAAAGTATTAGACCCACTAAAATCCCCATTTTGGTCAAATCTTTCTGTGTCAAACAAAACATTTGTATTTGTATTAATTGCAATATTATTTTGTCCAGAACCATGTGCACAAAAAGCTGGTTGATTTGGCATTGTCAATTCAGAAGGTGCTTCTAATTGACCTACTGCTGTTGTACCAGAACCAGTTATAGAATTTATTTTTAAAACATTACCCGCAGTTAAATTACCAGTTGGTAAAGTAAGTGTGTATGATTGACCCGCAGAATGGGCGGGTGATGCAATTTTTACCCCATGTGAATTTTGTGAACAATTAAGCTGTAATGTTCCATCTGTTGTTCCATCACCTTTTATTTGTAAACCCGCACTTGATGATGTTGATACAAAGTTTGTTTTTGCATTTGTAACTGTGCTATCGCTTGGTGTTCCAATATCTAATGTATTCCCTAAAACCAAAATAAAATCTATTGTATCGCTTGACGAAAGAGTGCCACTTGAAGGTAAAAATGTAATTGTTGAGCCAGAAACACTAAATGAACTTAGTGGGGATTGTATAACACCATTTAGAGAAACTAACATATGCAAAGCTGATTCTGGTACAAATGCTACTGAATCTTGTGTAAGATTATATGTGTTAGTGCTTGAGGTAGTTATAGCATCTAATTTTACATAATTTCCTACTTGTGGACTTTTACCTATATATGCCATTATTCAACCTTTTGTGATTCCAAAAATTTTTTGTAATTAGATTTGACTGTATCTGTCCAAACTGCATTAGCTACTGCTTGTACCTCAGTAGCTTCTTTGCTTATATCTGAATTAGGATTTAAAACGTGCCTATGTCTTGACCTACTTATTTCTTTGCCATCTTCTTTAATAACTGTATCAGTAGCTACTTGAACATTCCAACTTCCTACAACCTCTATTTTACCTATTACTGCTTCTTTTGTTATTGCCATTTATTTCTCCTATGCTGTTCTATATGTTCCTGAAACCATAACTTCATTTTTCCCAGTATTGTTTGTTAAACTAGCAGGACTTATTACTAAACCTTTACCATCTCTGTGATCATCACCACGACCTTTTAATAAAAGTGCATATGAAACATTTGGTGGAATATAAATACCTACTGGAAAATTATCTGCAACCCATTGAGCAGAATAACCAACATTTAAGGTTGAAAAACGACTATCACCAGAAACACTTGCAAAAGGCAGTCCACCTATAGCTAAATTTCCACTACCACCAGATGTGGCGTCTGTTCTTATTCTGCATTGTATATGCACCATATCTCCTATTTTAACATAAACACCTTGTGTTCTAGTAGTATCATAAGTAATTGTAGGATTAGTGCCTACATCAACAACATATGTCGGTGTCCAAGTTGATGCTTCATAATCGTCAAGTAAATTAGATGCAGTAGCAGAAGTTACACCAAGATGAACACCTTTACTTGAAGCATCAAAAACAATGTTATCTGATAAAGTAGTAACCCCAGTAACATTTGCAGTACCAGATACCGCAAGATTTCCCGCTATTGTTGGATTGTTCTCAATCTTTGCACCAGTAACTGCATCATCTACAATTTTAGCTGTGGTAATAATTCCATCTGTAATATCTGATGATGTTAATGGAATTGGTGTTGGTTTTGCTCCTAAATATGGCATATCATCACCTATGTAATTTCTAATATACTTAATGTTGCATCAATTTTTGCAGTTACACTACAATCAATTTTTATAATATCTGTGGTTTGTAAAACAACCTTTCCACCAGAAAGCAATTCTAATGTTGAGCCACTTGGTATACTTACATCTTTCGCTAATAGAACTGTTTCATTTGTTTCTGTATCGCTTGTATCAGAAACTAGCTGAACATCAACTGTAACTGCTGTTGTGTGAATGTTACAAAGCAATAAACCTATAACAACTGTAGTTGTGGAACTTGGTACTGTATATAAAGTTAATGGTGTTCCCGAACTGGTCGGCATTGCTCCATTTGTTTTGACCTTAAATGTATTAGCCATATTTTACTCCCTATCCTAGAGCAATCGCCAAAGGCAAAGCATTTGGGTCTGTTTCTGATATTGTTCCAGTTGTAGACATTGTGCTTGTGATTGCATTACTGGTTATATTAATTTGAAATAATTCAATATTATCTGAACCATCATTTATTTTTACTTTTAAAACTCCGCTTGTTCCATTATCAACCCAAATTGTACCAGTTGCAACAGAACTTGGTGCTGAACTTCCTATGTGTTGAGTATTCAATGCAGACAAAATATTATTCAATTCTGTTCTAAAAGAACTGAAACCTTGATTCGCTAAACTTACATCTGATACTTGTGCCATAACTTTTTATATCCTTTTTTTGTTAACTTTGCAATCCAAATCCCTTTGCAATATAATCAAAGGTTCTATCAACCGCACCGCCACTAGAGTTTGCAAAAGCAATAGTAAACCCATTTACTGTTTTGGAACTGATAGTAAAAACATCACCTGTTGCCATATTTTGTGCTGAAACACCTATAGCGGGTACTTCAAAAAATGGATTTGTAAATGTAACAGTTTTGCTTCCACTTGATGTTGCCAAATTACTTTCCGCAAAAGTTCTTTCTTCCATATTTAATTTTATATCAATTTGTTTAACATTACTAGATGTTTGATTATCGTCATTTGATAATTTCAATCTAAATTTAGCAAATTTAAATTTAAAAGTTGCCGATTGTGTAATGTCTTGAAAGTTTGTGCAATCAGCTAATGACGTTGTTGATGTTGCTACTTGAACCCTGTGAAAAGCATGAAGTTGTTCTGTTCCATCAAAAGGTGCTTTTGCTTCGTCAAATAATAATGCACCTCTACCACTATCAAAAAAATCATACGGGTTTTCGGAGTCTAATGTAAGGCTAGGTTCAATATTTCCATCAAATATTTGTGTTAAACTAAAACTGTTTATAAAATTATAAAATCCTTTTGTATCTCTATTTGTATTATTAAAATTTGGATTTGATGTAGTATCTGTACCACCTAATTCAAAATCACCTTCAACACTATCAAAATTTCCTACTGTATCATCAAAGTTTGTAACTGTATCAAGTGATAATATTGTATCACCAGAAGGGTCTATTTTAACAGTTAATGGAAATGTACTATCCATTTGATCTAATGCTGTAAAAACATTTGGTGTTTCTGTAAATGTTGAAATTTGTTTATATGCCTGTATTGCAGATATGTTTGTAGTAACAATAGTAGCTTCTGCTGAACTATTTCCATTTTTATCAACAGCTTTTATTAAATATGAACCAACTCTAGCGGGTACTATTGCATTATCACATTTTCTTCTAGGGCATCTTACAAGATTTGTTGAATTAATCCAGTTTGCACCAGTTGTAACATTTTGAAACCTTATTTCATAAAAAGATATATCCAGATCACTATTTGCTGTTGGTGGTGTCCATGTAAGTTTTAAATGATCTTGACCATGAAGTTCAACAGCAAAATCCTCAACATTGCTAGGTGGTTCAACCCCACCAACTATTGCCCTTGTGGTAGAAATAAATGTGCTTTTAGAGCCTATTGTATTTACTGCCCTTACTCGCACTTGATATGTTGCACCATCTATTACGTTAAGATGTTGATATTGCAGTATTTTTCCTACTGCTATTTCTCTAAAATCATCACTTACAGCATTTCCATCTGGGTCTAATGTTTGTTTTATTTGTACTTCATAATTATCAACAAAAAGGTCTGTTGAAGCACCTATAGTAATTAATAATCTTGTTATTACTATTCCATCTGCATATTCTATCAATTCATCTGTAAGAGTTATACTAGCGGGTGGTAAAACAGAAAATGGGTTTGGAAGTGTGGTATCTGGTATAGTCGCTACTTCCTGTTGTGTTCCAAAAGTATAAAAACTATCTTGGTGTTCTGTGCATTGTAAACTTACAGTATGATCGGTATTTATTGTCATTCCCTGTACTCTAAAAGGTTTTGCAGAAAATGCGGGTGTTGCATGGGTAATATTAACTAAATCACCTATGGCTAAATCCATTGCTGTTGCATCTGCTTTCAAAGAAACATCTAAACTTGTTCTTGATCTTCTAAGTATGATTTCCGCCATTTCCTGTGCTTGGTAAGGACTTGTAAACATAGAAAAATCAAATCTACCTTCAAGCAAAAGACCACCATCTGCTGTTTTCATATTAGCGTGTTGATCTGCACTAGCCAAACCAGTTTCATCAACTGGCGGGAATTGTGCTGTATCTGATTGAAAGTTTTTATCTGGGTTAGTAAAGTTTACTATAACCCTGTTATATCTTGAATTTTTGTTTTTACTTTGTATTGATATTCCACCAATAATATTATCTTCTGTAAGCGTAATAGAAGCTGAACCTGTGTTTTCAACTAAAATATTATACTTACCCCCAGAAAAATTAAGATATGACCTAGAACCCCTTACAAAATTCTTTACGTTATCTATAGCTTTTACAGAAGTATCAACAACAGTATGACTATCCATAAGGTCAATCTGACTTGCACCGCTAAATGGGGTTATATTGGTATCACAAACATCTGTTGCGGTTTGCCAATCTGCAAAATTACTATCAAAGTAACTATTAGGTATTCCCATACCAAATCTTTCATTTCTCAAGTAATCCAGTAATTGCAATATAGGATTATCGGAATATTCCCATGTTGTGCTAGTGTCTGCTCTATGGCTTCCAGAACCGCCAGTTAGTGTTCCATCTAAATTAGGATTATATACTTTCCTACCCTGTACTATGGCTTGTACTTGTGGCAAAGAGCCAAATTTATCAGCGTTCCATTCAAATCTAATTGCAAGATATGCTAAACCTCTTAGCCTGTGGTTTGATGTCCATGAAGTTAATGTAGATAGTAAACTTGATGCGGTTTGACTATCTGTGCCAAAATGTGCTTCTACAGTAATCAAACTTGATTCATCAAAAAAGTTTACATCACTACTGGCAACAGTTCTTTGTGTACCATCTGTGAGTGTTCCAGATAATGTTACTTGATTATCATTGACAAATAATGATGTTACTCCATTTATTTCACCCTCGCTTAAAACAACAGCCATATATAAATATTGGTTATCTGTTCCAGAAGTTTCTAAAAAAACTACATTACCGCCTACTTTTCTAGTTCCATAAATAATTGGTATATGTCCATTTGCTGTAAATTTATTGACTAATACACCTTTTGCCTGTTGTTCAGCAAAGTTATCACCAAATTCTGGAATATCTGGTTGCGGTATTAACCAACCAATAGCAGATTCAACAACATCAACAAATACATCAACTACATCATCAACAATATCGCTGATTCCACCAACTATATCGTCAACTAAATCACCAACACTACCGCACATTTAGAGCAATCTCCAGTTGCTACCCATATTTTCAAAACCTAATCTTTCAAAAACTGGGTCAATTTTTAATCCTGTACTAACCCCAATAACTATTGGTAATTCTTTTGCTATTTTCTTTACGCTATCAATCATTGTTTTGAAAAGTTTAAAACTTCTAAAATTTTTCTTTATGTAGATAATATGAATATTTATCATTTGCCCTTTACTGAACCAAAATTCTGATTTGTGAAACATACAAATACCAATAAATTCATTTTTGTCTAAATCTTTTGCCAGAATAACTTTACCTTTTTCTAAAATTGTATTTATAAATGTTGTAAGTTTTGATTTATCAACATCTGGTAATTTTAAATCTATAAGATCAACTTCTTTGAATTCAATCAACAAATCATAAATATTTTGTAAATCTTTTTTTTCAGCTTGATATAAATGGACACTACTCATACCCTACCCCATTTAATATCTCTTACTGTAAGTGCTGAAAATTCCATACCTTTATCACTAGAGAAAAATCTTTTTTGAGAATTATCTGTAGTTGTTCTACCATTTGTTTTGCTAAAGTTTCCCCAATGTGAAGTAACTTGTAAATTTATTGTTGCAGTTTGTGTGGTATCTGTAATTTTATATTCATCTATTGTTCCATAAAATAACAAAAATGGGTCTGATATTAATGCAAGGTTTGCATCTAAATATCCCCTATAGATAAAAACATTATCGTTTATTATGTTTTCGTTTAGAGCAACAGAAATATATGTTTGATCTACGCCAGATAAACTTACAACTAATGTATTCTTTGTAGGTGCATTTGTTTCTGTAACCCCTGTAATCCCTTTAAAATGTCCATTTGATAGGTATGTTCTTGATGAACCAGAAACGCTTGATGTAATATCAAAACTAGCGTTTGTTAAATATACTGGTGTTCCAAATCCTAGTTCTATCAATAATACTGGGTCTATATTGCCTGTAGCTAGTTCTGTTTTTACTGCACTTGATAAACCTCTAGCCATTTATAAACTCTCTATTACATCAAACTCATAATTAAAAAGTAAGTTTCCATCTTTGTCATTTTGCCCTGTGGCAAATTCTTGAACATCACTTGTAAGATGCACTTGAAAAGGTACTGAATCATAAGTTACAGAACTATTATCAGCTAATGCTTCCCTCAATGGTGGCTCTATAGTAACTGTAGAAGCGTTACTTGATGATGTTGCATCTTCTACCACCATGTAAACTTTACTGTGTGCAAACTTGATAAAATCACCCGCTTTGAGCCTACCCGCACCATCACCCGCAAACCCATCTATTGCTATAGTTGTGTCTGCAACTGCATGACTACCATTGACTAATAAAGTTCCTGTTTCATTGCCCTGTGCATTAAGATAGCTTGGGAATGTTACAGTAAAGTTTTCTTTTCTATTTCTTTGCTTCATCATAAATGCCATAACTGGTGCAAATTCTGCTCTAGTCATAGGTGGATATGCTACAGTAAAGCTAAATCTTTGCCCTTGTACTTGCCTTCTAAAGGTCTTACCGCTATCTGTTTCGCTTAGTAAAGTCTTTTGATTACTTTTAATGTTGATAGCTGTAAAATTAGTTTTTGGTAATGCTCCACTCATACTATCGCCATTTTACCCTTTTCATTCATAGCACTATTGATAAGATTTACTATTGTTCCACGACTATTAACAAGCAATTCATTAAAACCTCTTGCATCAACAGTATTAATATTGAAATTTACTGTTACGTTTTTACTCATTCCAAGTTTATCATTTGGAACTATTGTACCCGCTTGATCTGGTACAAATAATTCTGCACCTTTTTCACCAACAATACTTGGTTGTCCTACTGGCGGTCTACCACCTTTTTCAAAACTTTTCATTTTATTAATCAATGATGCACCAAATGCCAATGCACCACCTACAGCTATAACATTAAATGGAAAAGGTATAGATTTAAAAGTTTCCATTGCTCCCGCATATAGGTTTATAAATGCCCTTTTTATAGCATCTGCTTTGAATAATGCCATTGACTTTTTAAATGCCATTTGTACCGCTTCACCAATTAACATTTCAATAAATGATCTGACAACGAACTTTGCTAAATCGCCAAAATTCAATTTACCTGTCATTACAAAATCTGTAAGTGCTGTTTTGAGTTTTCCAAAACTTGCTTTACCAATATCCTCAATTTGTTTGAAACCAGATTTTTGTGTATCAACTGCTTCCATAAATCCAGTTGTGAATGAACTATACGCTTGACTTAACATACCCACTTCTTCTTTTTGATTAAGCAAATCAAGATTTACTAATTTTAATGGTAATGCTAAATAACTTTGACTTAATGTATTTATCATTCTTTCTAGTTCGTTAAATGCTTCTGTACCAAATTCTGTTTGTTGTTGTAATGCAATCATACCTCGCATTGTTTCATCTAATCTAAATTTGAAACTTGCAAACCCTTTATCGCCTGTTGTTGAAAATGTTTCTAATTCAGCAGTTAATATTTCAAATTCACTTGCAAATTCTTTTACACCTTTTGGTTTTGAAAAAAGACTTGTTAATTTTTCCATATGTCCAGATGTTTCAGCTAACACAATACCAACTGCAACTAAAGCACCTATAACTGTTGTTTTTGAAAGTTTGGTAAATGCTAATAAAGCTAATCTTGCTTTTCCAATAGAAACCACAAGATTCAAAAATGCTCTTGAAATTCCAAAAACAACTAATCCCATTCCTAATGCTTTTATTAATTCAAAGTTGTCATGTAGAACTCTTACTGCCTTCCCCGCAAAAATTACTGCATCTGATAATCCTCTACCGACTGCTCTAGCAACATTTTGAATAACATCTTCATTATCTTGTAAGGCTTTATCTAATGCTCCAAATTCTTGTTTTAATCCAATAAAAAAACTATCTGCTACAACCTTTTGAAAATTAAAGAATTTATCACCAATCATAGAAAGTCTACCTTCTAATGTATTGGCTAAATCACTTGTTGCATTTGCAAACCTTCCATTTGCACCAAACACCTTTTCAAATGCTTCTGCTGTTTCTTCTGCTGTTACTGTTGCACCCGCTTTAAATCCTAATAAATCCCTAACACCTCTTTCTCTAAATATGTCTGCACTAGCTACACCCGCAGAAAATGATCTTTGTATTTGTTCTGCTGTGGTTCTAAAATCCAAACCTGTAACACTAGCAACCCTACCAGTAATTTCTAACATTTTTTGTAGTTCATCTGCATTTTTTGAAACTACAGCAAGGTTACCCGCACCCTGTTGGATTTGCTCCAAACTAAAAGGTACTTTTGATGCAAATTGTGCCATAGTATCAAAGGCTTTTGCACCTTCTTCTGCACTATTAAATAAAAATTTTAATCTGATTTGTAATGATTCAACTTGCTTACCAACATCAACAAATGATTTGATAGCAACCCCCGCACCTAATCCAATAAGTGCATTTTTTAAATTAAATACTGAATTTTTTAGACCATCTACCCCTTTTGTGGCTGATTGCATAGCTTGGCGGGTTTTGTCCTTCGCTATAATATCTATATTTACATTTTTTGTTGCCACTATCTTTGTGCCTTTGCTAGTCGTTCTTGTCTTTCTCTTTCCTCATGTTGAATTTGAAAGTATGCTAACCACATATTAAACTCCTCAACAGACATTTGCAATATTTCGGAAACTGACTTATGAAGTTTTTCTGCTAAACCAAATATATTATGTAATTCTACATCATTTTTTAGTTTTTTTTATTATCTTCTATATCTGTATTACCAGTACCCATAATCTTAGTAGCAACATCTGCAATTACATTTGTATCAGCTTTAGTTTTGAAGGCTAAAATATGGGTAGCGTTAAACATTTTATCACCATCTTTTGTCAATGCTTTTTCAATAATAACATCAATAAGAACTATCAAATCTGTATTTGTAGCACCTTTGAAAATCTTTTGTTTTTCAAGCATATTAAAAGGTTTGCAATAAATAGCTTTATCGCCTACCAAACCCCATTCTGGAACTTCAATTATTTGTGTGTCAAGCTGACTAAAATGATCTCTGATACCATCAAAGTAATCAATTTTTTGATCTGACATTAGACTATACTGTGCCTATAGTAAGACCGCCAGTTCCTTGTCCAGTTACAGTTCTTGTAATAACACCATCTAAAGGTACACTTACTGACATTCCAGTAACAATACCTGTTCCAGAAAACTTTCTATCTCCAGATTCATTTCCTTCTGGTAAAAATGCAAATGTAAGTTCCGCACCCTGTACTAGTGCTGTTTGACCAGAATCAGTTTCATCAAAGTTCATATCTATTGAAAAAGTAAAAGAACCCCTTCCAACTAAAAATGATTTCATTGAATTACCTAATGCTGTATCTTCAACAACGTCATGTGTAGTATCTATTGTGAAACCTGTTGCATTTCCAAGTGTAGTTCCACCAATAGTTAAAACACCTTCTTTCCCATGATGTGTAGCCATTTAGACCTCCTTTTCTTCTTTGGGTTTTTCAGTTTTTTTAGCAACTGATTTTTCATTAACCATTTTAAAACCATTTTTTTCAAAATGATCTATATGATCTTCTGAACATTTTACAATGGTTTCGCCTTTTTTCATAGTAACATTTTTAGCCATTATGCACTCCCTCTAGTAAATTCATAAATTACTCTTGCTGTTATTCTAACACCACCATATGGGTAAATAGTACCTTCATCTGTTGATGCTTCTACTATTTGAGTATCTATTGCATTACCATTTCTAGTTATATCATTATCTAAGGTTTCTTCAACAACTTCTATAATTTGATTTCTAACTGTATCTATATTTGTATCTGTGCCTTTTCCAAAAGCAACAATAAGAAAATCTATTGTTCCCCTGTAAGAACCCGCACCTGTATCGCCTATGCTTCCAACTTCCCTTGTTTCATCACCAGATTGCACGAATAAAGCGGGAAACTGTGCATCACTCAATTCTTCAACTTCAAAAGGCTCTCTAGTAATTTTCTTAAACTCGATAGGACTTGTAACAGCATCAAGTTTAGTAATTATATCACTAGCTATATTTTCTCTTTTGCTCATATTCTCATTTCTTTAAAATAAAACTTTGCAAATTCATTTTTTAATTTATCTTCTTCTTTATCGCCTATAGAAAAAAATGGTCTTGTAATTCTACTTTTACCAACACCTAATGTATCGTGATAACTTGCAATTTTAGCTCTTTCCATATTTGTAAACAATAATGTGCTTTTCAAACCGCTTGTTCTAAAATCTAAACTTCTAAACATCTTACCTGTATCGGTTAGGTCTACAAAACCTGTTTGTCTACCCCGCTTTTTTCGGCTTCTGATAGTGCCTTTTGCATATCCTCGCATTTTACCACCATCTGGTAGTTTACCCGCCTGTGTACGCTTTGTAATCATAAGGATAGCCATATTAGAAACCCTTTTCAAACCCTTAGATATAACAGATTTTTGTTTGCTACTTAATTTTTTTAAAAATTTAGTTATTTCAATAGAATTTACATCAACTTTGACATCTACTGCCATTATCTGACTAACCTTAAAAAATGTATTGGCTCTTTTTCACTATCTGAAACAGTACCGCCACCATCTTCATCATATTCAACACCATCTCTTAGAATAGCTTGAAATTCTTCTTCGTATCTTTCCCTGTAAAAATCTATCTGAACTTGAAATGTATCTTTGCCTTCTCCTGTATCTGGATCACGCCATTTTGTAAGTTGTGGATAAATATACTTCCATAATGCTAAATAAACTACAGATAATTCCCATTGTGAGGGTGTAAGTTTACTATTTGTCATTTCAACAGATGTTATTTTGGTAATATCTTTATAACGTACTGTATGCCTGTATCTTTCCCACCATTCTTCACGAATACGTCTAAGAACATCATTTTCTGCAAACTGGATTTGATCTACAAAAGTTGTGATACCAAAACCTAGAATATCTGGCTGTATCTTTTGTAAATGTGTGTTTTGAACACTAAAAACTGTTGATGACATTATTCAGCCTTTTTTGTTTGTGTTTTCTTCGGTGTTTCTTCTTTTAACCACTCACTATCTTTTTTGGGTTCTTCTTTAGGTTTTTCTGCTTTTGGTTTTGGTTCTGGTTTGGGTGTTGGTTTTGGCTGTGCTTTCGGCTTACCACCATCAAGTTTCCAACCTCTTAAATTCCAAATGTTGATATTGTTTTCATAATCAACTTTACGTCTTTCAATAACTCTATCGCCTTTTACAAGTTTGACCATATCCATAATTACTATTCCTTAATAAAAAGGGGTGGTTTCCCACCCCATAAGTTTTAGTTAGCTAATGTGTCTGCTGTTAACTTAACACCATAGCTGTCATGGATTTCACTTACTCCATAAACTGCTGTAGCTACGATTTCGTCTGCTCTTAATGAAGCATCTCTTTGTGATTCAATCTTGAGGTCTTGCATCATTGCTAAAGCAAGTGCATCTTGTGAGAATACACCACCAATAGAGTCATCTGAACCATCTACAGAAATATTTGAAGATTCAAAAATCTGAACTCCCGCTATTGTTCCAACAAAACCAGTTCTCATAGCTTCGTTTGAAAGTTCTGTATCTCTACCCACAAATGTATTTGTTAAAGACTTCTTAACATTGAAAATTTGCTTCGGGTGAAATACCCCATAGTAAGGGGCGGGTGCATTTGCTGTTCTTAAATCAGCAACCGCTTCAAATACGTCTGCAACTGTAAGTTCATTACCCGCACCACCCGCACGTTCTGTTGAAAAACCTGTGAATAATGCTGATAAGTCTGCATCTATTTTTCTTGCAATAGCTTCACCAAATAACCTACCAATATCACCCGCAACATTTCTTGATGCTGAGTTTCTTGCTAAGTCTGTTAGTGTTGTCATAATTCCAACTTCTGATGCTGTGATAGTTACAGATGTTGGGTTTACTGCTGTATTACTTAAATCAGTTGCTTCGTTTACTGCTGATGCTGATACGTTTGCATAAATCGGTACTTCTACTGATTTACCACCACCCGCAATAGTGTAGTTTCTAACTAAGTTTCTCATTATTGATTGCTCACTAGCAACAAATAACGCTTCTGCTACGATTTCGGTGTAGAGTTCCGAAATGGTAGAACTGGTTGTTTCATTTGCCATTTTTTACTCCTATAAATAAAACAAGTTATGGGTTTGCATTAATAACTCTAGGTTGGGAATCTCTTTGCTTTTTGTATTGAGCATACTTTTTCCTATCTTCTGGGTTATTAAAATCTAACTCACTCAAATTTAAAGACTTATTGAGTTCTTGTCTATCCACATTTGACACCGAACCAGAACCACTAGGGGTTGCTGAAACAAAGTGCGGGTTTTGTGTTAAGAACTCTTGAACTAATTCATCTGTAGTCAAAAGTTCCCCCTGTTTATTATATCTAGCAATTCCATTCTTATCAAGAATTTCAACATTACCAGTTTCATTTAGCTTAATATCATTTTTCAAAAGATCAACAACTTGTGAAGCATTTATTGCTTTATGTTTTGATGCAGATTCCAATAATGATTTATTTATCTTAATATCTCTAAGTTGATTTTCTAATTCTGATTTTTCTTTTTGATGTTCTTGGGTTCTGGTTCTTAGTATTTCTTCAAACTCACCCTTTTGAATACGTTGCTTTTCTTCTGCTTCTTTTTGTGTCTTTACAGCATTGATAGCTACGTCAATATCATCTACACCTAATTTTTTAAACATTGAACCTCGTTCTTTAGCTAATCGTCTTTCAACGATATTATTGACTTCATCTTGGGTAAATGTTTGTGCTTGTGGTGTTTCTTGTACCTGTGGTGCTTCTTCTTCTTTTGTTTCAGTAGTTTGTTCTACTTGATTTTCTTCTGCCATTTCTTACTCCTATATATCCCAGTTTGGGTCTGTTGGAATCCAAGTATGTCGGCATCTATAACCACCTCGAACAATGAATGGGTCGCCAGTTGATTTTCCTTGCCAACCTTGATTATTCCAAATATCCCGAATTTCTTTTTCGGTTAATGTCTTATTTAGCATATTCTGGCAAAAAGGTCTACTATCCCTTACAAGCGTACCAGTATATGTAAAATGATTTAATCCAGACTCTTTTGCTTTTGCTACAGTAAATTGACCATGAAACTGCATAACTGAATCATGTGCTATTTGACTTGCATAACGTCTAAGATTGTTTCCCGCCCTATCAGAAGCATATTGAGTATGTAGTTTTCTTACTGCTTCCTCAACTTCTACCCTTTTTGCATTATCAAATTTATTCTCGTTAATAAAATCAACTAATTCATTTATCTCACGAGTGTTTGACTTTTTGTAAACACCATTGATATGTGATCTGATATTACTAACCATATCTTCAAATGGTCTACCCGCTATTGTACTTTGGTAAACTTCATCATTTATTACTTTCAAAAATCTTTCAGCTATATCTTCAAAACCGCTAAATGATTGATATTTAAGGGCATTTATGGTTTGCAAATCTACTTCGGTAAGACTTTTAAATTTAGCGGGTATTGGCATTTTACCAAATGTATCTAATACCTCTTTTGCAATCTTATTATATTCTTCGTTTATAATTATATCTGCTTCTTCTAGGAATGAAGTTTGTATTAGATTTCTTATTCTTGGCTGTAATTGTATTGCTAGTCTTTGAGATACAAGCTGACCTTTTGTTGCCCTTGTAACTTCTTTTACAACATCTTCTTCTAGCTTGTATAAAACATTGATTATACGTTCTTCATGCTGATCTGCTAATTTTTCTAAAATTCTGGACATTACAATGGAAAATCTTTTTTCCACGCTTTTATTGACCAGAAGGCGGGTGATAAAGACTTTTGCCCTTTTACTTCTTTTAGAACACCACCCATTCTAGCTAAGAATGATCTTTGTCTAGCGGGTATGCTTTTCTTAATAGACATACCTCTAGCACCAAAAGTAACTTTGTTTACTTTGCCTGTAGCTTTGTTTTTGACATAAACACCAAACTTTTTTCTTTTAGATTCTGCTGTAGTTAGCCTAAAAGGTTTATTTAGTTTTACTTCTTTTCCTCTGTATTTAGCCATTGCCTATCATCTAATCTTTCGTTTGTTATCATTCCACAAGCTATACATTTATAAACATCTTTTAACTCGGTTTTTTTAAGTGCAACTTTGCACCTAATACAAAATTTAATTTTTTCTTTGTCCATATAATCATTTCTTTTTTCTGTTTCTCTTTTGTGCAGTTCGGATTATTTCTTTGTCAAATGTTGCCCTTGCACCTAATTTTATTAGTTTATTTACTCTAGCCATAGCCCACGCTGACATAGGTATTCTTGGTCTTGAACCCGCAGATAAAAATGCACCTTGACCTTTACGATAACTTCGTTTCAAGTCTGTAATATTAAATAATCTAGATTTTTTTGCTTTTGCTTTAAGTGTTGCAACAACTTTAGCTGATAAAGGTTTTCTTCTTACTGCCATTATGCCCTGTTCCTTCGCCTTAATAATGCCAATGGTATTTTTGCACCAGACCTATATAAAGCACTAATTTGTTTCAATAAGTTTGCCCTAGCATTTCTTTTTGCACCTTTAAGACCAGATAGATATTTTTTTGGAATACCTGTTTGTTTGTCTTTAGGAACTAATCTACGCTTCTTCTTCTTCCTCGCCAACTGTTTGTCCTTCTACTTCTGTTGTTGTAAATTGACCTCTAACTGTTCTGGTATTGTCAATTTCTTCATTTATAGATTTTATCATTTCAGAATCATCAATTACAGCCTGTGCTATCTGCTTATCTAATTCTTTGTTAAATGTTTCTGATTTTATACCACTAGCTTTTGCCATTTGTAGATATTGTAAATCATTCGCCCAATCTCTAATATCAAATGTATCTGGATAATTAATTGAACCATCAAACTGCTTATCTTGCCACAAAGCAAACAATGACCAAATCTGTTCTTCTGCATTTTCAAGATAATCTGCTTTTTCTGACAATCTAGCGTTTAATAATTGAAATTCTGTTTGTAGTGCTATCCCACTAGCTATCTGATTACCTGTTGCCCTAACAGAACCCATATGGGTAATTCTATCAATAGCATCAACTTTATTTTGAATACATTTCATAATACCATCTAAGTTTTGTCCGCTTGGTTGTATTATGTAAGGTTTCAAATTAGCATCTAAATCTTCTGGAACTTCTATAATTGCACCCGCACCCGCACTAGCTTCAACATTCGGGGTTTTTACCAAACTTGGGTGGTTTGCTAATCTAATCAACTGTTCTTTTTCTGAATAGTCGTTGTAAATTGATTGCTGTAGGTAAGCTACATCTGCTAAATCAGATATTCCTATAGGTCTTTTTGCACCTCTAAGATTATAAACATTTACTGCGGGTATCTTGCCTATTGGGTTTGGAACTTCTTCAATTAATCTATAATCACCTTTTGAATATTCTTCTTGATATTCCTCTACCTCATAGGTGCTAATTGTTTCTTCTGTAAATACTTTTACTATTGCCCTATCTACATTTATATCTTCAACAACCATCAACATATCTAAATAGAACCTTCCACTAGCTGACCTTGCATAATTCCAGTTTACAACATTTTCTGGTGTATATATTGAAATGTAAGGTCTAATATCTTGTGCTAATTCTTCTGCTCTAGTCTTTGCATTTGATTGTGGCTTATCAACAATAACCCAGCAATTACCATAAATACTAGCGTTCATCTGCACTTCCCGCATAATCGTATTAAATGATCTACCATCTAGGTCTGCATCAACTAAAAATGAAGATAATTGTTCATCACCATCTAAACTACCATAATCTCTTGTTGGTGGCACTCTCCATAAAAAACTTGTGTATATTTGAACTACATTTTTGCAATGATTATCAACTGGGGTATGTCTAATTCTAGCATCATATTCTTCTGGTGATTCTAAAACATATCTGTGCAAGTAATATCCATTTTTATAGTCATTACCGCCTAAATAACTACGAATATAAAACTCCCAGTTAGATATATTCTTATCCCATAGTTCATGTTTGCTAGTTAGTGTTTCCCTGTTCATCAACTCCACCTTTTAGGTTGGCTTGGTGCAAAATTCCTTCTAAGCGGAAAATTATACTCTACTAAATAACCTAGAGCATCATTCATGTGATCGTAACCACTATCTTTATCTGGAATATGTGTACCTTCCTTGTAAATCTGTCTTTCTATGCTTTTGATCGCATTTTTACAGAATTTA